CAAAACCACGAACCAAATCACCAACCGACTTGATAACAGGCTTGGCATTCTGCACTTTGACAGACTTGCTTTCACCAATCAGATTCGACAAACCTTTTGCCACAGCATCAGCAATCTGAACACTGTCAACAGAAACCATCTGCGGAGCATCTTTGTGTTCTACAGCATAACCTTCGGCAACCAAACCTTTTGCCATCACAACATCATCATGCTCGACAATATCGCCGGCCTTGATCTCTTTATAGTCTTTCAGAAACTTGATTTTCATTTATATATACCTTTTTTTGTTTTGTTTATTTCTCTTGTTTCGTTTTTCAACATTGCATAGGTTGTGAAATACTGGGTTCACCACATTTTCATTCTATTTTTAGAATAATATGAAACTCTACAATATTTAATTATTTGTCAATACAGTAAATTTCAATCTAATCTGCCTTTTGCTAAACGAATAGCAAGATTGATTTCATCACTATTATCATGTCCAATAATCTTATAGTTAGTTTTTATTGGTTCGTGGCCAATTATTTTGTACTTCGGCAGAACAGAATAATTAACAATAGGTTCAATAGGTTCAACGGTTTCAATTTGTTTTTCTATAACAGGTTCTTCAACATGTTCAACTGTTTCAACTTCTTCGTTTATTTTCAATTCTTTAAGTGTTTCATTGTCCAAGTGAATACCTTTTGTTGATATTGCAGTTGCATATGCTTCAGAATCGCTTGGTATAGTGACAACCGAATATTCAAGCAATTCTGCCTTGGTTATAATTCTGAATAAATTATCAAGCATTTTGTCACTGAATTTGTTTGGATAGTGCATTTTCAGTTCTGCAAATTTCTTATTGAATTCTTCTGTGCCTTTTTTCAAAGATTTCATTGGTCTAAAACCTATCGAGAATGTTTTCAGAATACCATCTTTTACAAGTGTCCAAATATCATTGGCAAAAGGTGTTGAACCAAACACAGTCTTAGCCATAATGCCATTCTGTTTTACAACCATTTCTGTGCTCTTTGCAATAGGTAGGTTCAAGTTGTGGTTGAATAAAACGATTGGATTTCTCGAATAGCGTTTAAGGTCGAATGCATCAGGCATCACAACATCGCCATCATAATCAATATCAGGTGTGGTTATATATCCAACCATTGTTTTTTCTTCATTTTCTTCAATAACAATTTCTTCATTGGTGGTTATTCTTTTGATAATAGCTTCTTCGACTGTGGTCAAATCGATATCATCAATACCACGCTCCTGCAAGTACTTCTCGGTTAACTTTATTTTATTTTTCATTTATCACCTTATGAATTGAATATTTGGTCACGTGCTTCTTCAACACTAATTATATTTGCATTCAATAATTTTATGGCATTGTCAACAATTTGTTCGTGTCTTGCTTCGACAGGATCATCATATGTCAAGTACAATCTATCTTCACCATATATAGACAATAATTTCACATTCAATTCATCAACAATTTGTTTTATCTTAGGTTCGATTGTGAACATTTGATATTGAAGCATTGCCGTCTTGAATGATTCTCGATTAGTTTCTTTGGCATCTACAAAAGGTATTGGAACACCGAATGCACTCAATATAGTTTCTTTTGCCACTCTACGACCATTGATGAAATCCAAATCCTTTGGTGCCAAACCTAATTTCTCTATAGAAAAGTCTCCACCTATAACTTTGGCTTTGCCTGAATTTGATAAACCACCTAATGTCTTGTTCCAACTGGCTTCCAATGCGTCTCTATCTTCTTTCTTCAGTGGACTGTTGTTGTATTTAATGATTGCAGATGGATTACCACTATTCTTATTCAAAGCCAATTGGTATTCNTCNAAAGAATTATCAAGTGTATANGAATCNAAAACACTTTGCAATGGTGCGAATCCATCTGTATCAGAATAAGGNGAATANTATTTTATAACAATAATATCTTCAGGTGATATTTTNTGTTGNTTTATACCAAANCCATATGTATATTCTTGTATTTCTTGTGTAATATTGTCAACNGTATATGTTACATATTGTGAATGAAGAACTTGCATTGAGAGTGGTATACCAAGTGTTTCTGANTTGTTTAAAAGAATATAAGANACACCGAACAATTCGAGATTAGTTACAATNGCATACATAGTTGAATATTGTGTTTCGCCTTTCANTGGTTTCTCTAAGAGTTGCAAGAAAAGGATGTTCAACAATTTCNACATAATTATCAACNGNNTTGAATTTTCTATTTGCCATNAATGATTTGTGNTGCTTGTATTCTTTNATGTTGATTTCTTTATATTTTTGNTTGATNTTTTTGGTGTTTGCAATGAGTCTNANTGTTTGTGAAGCAACTGCATCAGCATTTTTAGAAACGCAAATGTATATCCACTTGTTGTATGCATCGGCCATCAATGATTTGTTTGCTCGATTAGTGCTATATTTTTTAGGCAGAAGAAATTGGAATCCAGAACCAATGTCCTTCTTGAATAAATTTCTGAATATGTTCATTTTTTACCTTTTTGAAAAAAATAATATTTCTCTACANTTTTATGCTTTTGTCAATTAATCAGAAGTTCTTCCAATCATCTTCTTGCTTTTGTACAAATTCGTCACCGAAATGTAAATCAAATTGNTTGGTGTTATTCAATTCGCGAATACCGATTACCATAGCATCCAATCTATCAGGTGAATTATTTGAATCAATCACATATGATACCATTTCATCTTCTAGTTCAGGCATTGATTTAATCAAGTGGCAAAGGTTTCTTTCGAACAAATAGGAGATACTTTCGGCTCTAACCACCTTGCCTACTCGATGATGAACTCCTTTTACTGGCATATATTGATTTTGTTTTTTTAAATTGTCAAGTACGTAATCTCCTCCTTGGTTCGTCTCTATCACAACTGTGTCTACATCATATTTTTGAAACAATGTATCAACTCTAACTGCCAACTGTTGTGGTGTATATTTGCCACTATCATCTTCTAAGACAAAAAACTCTTCATCGACTTTGCAAGAAACAATAAGTCCGGTCAAGTCACTATTCAATTTTGATGTTGTGGCAGGATCAACACCGATAACAGTTCTATGTGGCTTAATCAACAATGGTTTGCGAGTCTTTTCTATCAAGTCAATATCCCATAGAGCGCCTTCTATCTCGTTCGCCCATTCACCCAATAGAAATCTTTTCTTTTGCTTGTCGGACAACGATTTTAGAGTTTCAATAAATGTTTTTGAAACATTGTCCAAATTGTCCACAACATTTATCTGTAATGCCTTGTTTGTGTCAACGAAGTACTTATAAACCCAACTTGTTTTTGTTGTTGGATTACAAGTGGCTATCAATCTATTCTTCAATATACTTCTTTCTGCCAAACGCGATTTCAATAAATCAAATTGTTCTCTATACAGTTCTGATATTTCATCAATGAACAATGTCGAACACTCAATACCCAAGATTTTGTCCATTGAATTTCTATTGTCGCATCCCAAAAACATTATTTTAGAATTGTTTGGCAAGGTCAAGGTCATCTGCGTCTCGTTGTACTTGCAAATTTTATGTAAATCATTGAATGCCAATTTCATTACATCGTTCAATGTCTGCGCCCAAATGCTTCTTCTCAATGAATTAGAATATTTACGAACAACAATATGTGTTGTATTAGGTGCTTTGCATGCTCGAATAATCAATGTATATAAAGCTATCAATGTCTTGCCAGAACGAGCAGAGCCGAACATCAAGCATTCATCGTGTTCGCATATAAATTGTGTAGCTATGATTTGCTTTTCTGTCTTGATGAATTTCATAGTTCTTCATCTTCGCATTTTGTTTGAATCACAACAGGTTCCAATGATTCAATTTCGCCTTTGGTCAATAACCATTCTTTTCGTTTTTTACAAGCAAGAAATCTATAGGCTGCATTGGCGTTCGGATCGACCTCTTTTCTTCTTACAACTGTTTTTATAACTTCACCATTTTTATCATAGTGTGTTTCTGTTTCAGTGAGAAAATGTGGTAGACATAATCTGTAATAGCTTGCTTCAACCAATTCGTTGTCACTTTGTATACCTAAATCGTAGGCCATTCTGAATTCAGGATATTTTTCGAACCAATTATATAGTGTTTGAATGGCAATACCTAGACGCTTGGCTATATCTGTCAACCTAACGCCTTGTGTTGCCAATGATTGTAATATATATGGATGTACATTTTCATTATATATTGGTCTTGGTGCTTTGATAATATGTTCTTTTTTTGTAGTTTTTTTCATTTAAATCTCGTCAAATATTAAAGAACTTACCTTGCCTGTCTTGGTGATTCTAATTGTGGCCTTATATTTCTTTTCTTTAATTACTTGATCTTGAACTAAAAATGAAAGTGTACCATCTTCGAGTTTGTCTTTGCGTGAAGGTATGATTTGCACATTGAATATCTTGGCAAGGTCGAAATTAAGAATATCAAATTCGATTTGGCTAACCTTTGAAATGCCTTCGATTATCAATAATAATTTAGAATAATTAGAAATGTTATTTAAAAAATAGTGAATCACGGTAGTCTCCTTTTCTTTTTTACCTATTTGTCAATTTCAATAAAAAAGGCAATTCAAGTGAATTGCCTTTAGTTCAATGATGTATTTTTAAAATTATCTATTCATAATTTTCTCTTCAGCAACAATCAATTTTGTCTTAGTTGATTGTATATCGTTTATTTCTTTCTTTGTTTCATCGTTCCATTCTTTATTTTTCATTATTTCTGCACTTGTAATTAGTTCTTTGATTGAATTTCTATTTTTATAGAGAACATAGCACGCATATATAAGTACAGCAAGTACAAGAGAGAGTGCAGTCAAGGCAATGATTGTCGAATATACAATGAAGGCATAGCATAAGGCAACTGTAAGTATACCAATTGTAACCAATGAGACACCAAACGAACGAACACCAAATACCACCATTGCAATACCTGCTATAATTGAAATTGAACCTAACACAGAAAGCCAAACAAATACGCTTTTTGCTTTCTTAATGTGCTGTTCATTCATTTCTTCAATTTCTTTTTCAAGTTCTGTCACTTTCAAATTTGAAGCTTCGACTGCCAATTTTGCGTTTTCAACTTCATTTTCAATATTTTGTGTTTGCATCAATGAAGAATCGGCTCTTGTGATTATATGTTTGGCTTCTGTTTGTATAACTGGTATTCTTTTTTCTTTATTTGTTTCATCTATAATTGTGGTTGCACTTTTCTTTATTTCAAGTATGTCGTTTTTCAATGGCGAAACAATTTGTGTAGAAGAACAACCTAATGTAACTAAAATACATATATACAAACAAGAACCAATTATCATAGTTGCTAAAGCAGAAGTTAAAGACTTTGTATAAGTACACATTTATTTAGACCTCATTTCTTCTTTTATTTCAAGACGCATTTCTTTTATAGAAATTTTAAGTTCTTCTAAATTCTTACTGGTGTTTACAATATGAACATCAACAACGTCCAATCTAGCTTTTTGCCGTTCAACTATTTCTATAAGTGAAACAGTTTTTTCGACTGAATTTGCTGCTGTATCCATGGCTTTCAGTGATAAGGTTATAGAAAGAAGAAAAACAGCTAGCACAGAGCCAAAGCATGTCAAAATCCACTTATATTTGCCAGCCATAATACACTCTTTATATTCTCGATCACATATGCTTGCCATAATAGTACCTTTCAGATTATGGTTTTAAAATACCTTATATAATTTTTGCAGAAATCCAAGTCAACAATCCAACCACAACCTGAAGTAAATTCATATCAGCATTCATCAAATTGAAAATATCACGTTCAACGAATACAGTGTCAAATATAGCAGTAGCATTAACTGGTCTAGTAGGACTCGGAGCACTAATCACAATAGCTTTCGGATCTTCGCTTTTAACAGCTTTCTGTTTAAACATATTTATAATTGTAGCAACAATTGGTTGAAGTTCTAATTCATCTGCAATTATATAACGTTCTCTTTTTGTTTGGTCTACAAGAATAGTTGAACCATCATAAGGTGAAAGTTGAATAGTCATTCTTTCGCCACGCATAATAGTTAAATTGGTAATCCAATATCTATCGAATACGCCAGTTGTTGGTGGATTTGTGTTGTTTATGATTGGTAAACTCATTTTATATATCCCTTTTTGTTTAAATTAATCCTGAACCTAATATGTCTGAAGTTGTTATAGACTTAAATCCATTATAGTTTGCGTTTGGATTGGCCACACCTGTTGCTGTATAGGTTCTGCCATTATACTTAATAGAACCACTTAATAGCCAAAAGGCACCGCTATTATTAAAGGCATTTTCTAAAAACGAATCTGCGGTTAAAATGGCACCACCTATGAACGAACTATTGTTATACGTTCCAACCTCGAACATGCCACCATATATTGGCCCTGATGTGGTTATGGTTGGATTCTTAAATCCACCACCAAGAATCTCGCCGTCACTATGAGAGAACTCAGCCCCATCAAAAAAACCATTATATATCATACCCTCGTTTGTCATATTAGAACCGGAAAAAATACCTCCAGTTATCAGACTGAATGAATAATTATATGCATAATCGCCCGTAAATGTACCTCCGTAGATTTCTCCTCCACTAACATTTTGTAATCCATAACCTGTAAAAAGTCCACCACCAATAAATCCCGAGTTACTAACGCTATTTGACCACGTACCACTACTAATTAAGCCATAATTATCCACAATTACATTACATACACCTGTTATACCCTCTGTTTCTATATTACCGTCTTGAATAGGATAAGAGAAGTTCGACAAAGCCCCATCCTCTATATCGTCGTCTTTTGTTGCACTAGTTGTCCAAGGAGGATCAATTGGATTGTTGCCAATCCCGTCATAATCGTCTGTCCAATTACCCACTGTGCTCCACGAGCCATCTGTAGTTATGTTCTGCCAATACCATGTAGCCATATTAATACCCTCCTACAACTGAAACTAAACCCCAAGCACTACCCAAGTACCTTAACATAACTATGTAAGTCTTGCTTGCATCAAGGGTTTTTGGTGAAGTAAAACCAGAATCAGTTGGGATTAATATAGAAGCATCTATGGTCAATGTTCTTGGAGTTGCATCACAAGTTACCCATAATTCTAATTTCATGCCTTCAGTTGCATTTGTAGGTGGATCTAATTCTATATTGCCAGTCAAGGCAACTTTTCTGAAATCACCATCTGTCATGTCTGGTGCGATAGTAGCCCCATATGCAATAGTTGTTGGTGCTCCAATCCATCTTGATTGTAAAGTTGTGATAAGATCAGAGAATTGAGATTCTGTAGGTGTGTCTCCTGTTTCGAACCAACTTTTCAGAGTTGTTTTTGTTTGAAGTGTATCACTCATATTTTAAAAAACCTTTATGCTATTGTGAATGTTGTGTTAACTGCCATAGAGCCAATACCAAGTATAATTTCTTCACTACTAGAAGAACTTGAATATTCTTCACTAGAACTTGAAGAGCTTTCGCTTGATTCTGAAGAACTTGAATATTCTTCACTACTTGAACTTGAAGAACTCTCAAGTGCATCTGAGACAAGCAAGTACCACAGAATTTCTGGTGCAACCTGCTTGTGTCCGATTCTTCTATTATTTACAATTTGTTGCATTTGAACCTCCTATATTATGGTGGCTCAATTATGCACCAGAAGAACTTGACTCACTTGAATATTCTTCAGACGAACTTGATTCAGAACTTACACTAGATTCAGAAGAACTTGATTCACTAGATTCTGAAGAACTTGATTCACTTGATTCGCTCGAAGCAGAACTTAACGAACTATCAGAATGACCTTCACTTGAAGAGCTTGAACTCGAAGAACTTGACGAACTAACATTCTCTTCGTCAAAACCAACTGAATCACAATATACAATAACAGAAATTGTACCGGCAGTTAGCAATTCGATGTTGTCTATGATATGTTTGTAGCCGTACACATACCACGGCATACCGGCAGAAATGAATCCTTTCGAATTTGTGGCAGTTGTACCATTTACACTAACATATGCAATCTCAGTTGGTATTAGCAAAACGGCACCAGCATTTACAGGCACTGTTTTGCCAATCAGTTCTGAAATTGATTGTGAAGTTGAATTACCATCAGCAGTTACAGAGATAGCCGGGAAGAGAGATTCGGTTACAGTAACCTTCATTTGTGTATTTATAGGATGTGTATAGTTTGGAGTGCCCATTTTTTAAACCTTTTTTTGAAATATAATCTACAACATTTGTTTATTTGTCAACATTTTTTATAAATTACAGATGCTTTTCGCTTGTCATTACACTATATTTACGCTTGGCAATATGTTTTTTATCATAGTTTTGTCGAAAGGCTTTCAAGAATTTGTTTTTACTTAAAGCATCAAGCCAAATCTGATTATGTGTTTCTCTGTTGCCACCATACATCTTGGTAATCTCTCTATATGTGAAACCAAACAATCTACATAATATAGTTTGCAAATTATTCTTCTTGTGATTTGCCATTTCTCTTAACGTTTCAATAAAATGAATATATGAACTATCGTTTGTATCACCAATATAGTTGATTACAACATTAACAAGTTTATCAATTTCATTTCTGCCTTTTGCTTGTTTGCCATTTTCTAAAAAAATATATAGAACATCGGCGTATATTGGTATTTCTTCTGGTTCATCTTTATATACTTCTGGCTCAATTTGTATATGCAAATCAATAAACGTATCATTTACACCATATATAGTGTTGCCGATTATGGTTTGGCCAGACTCTATACTTTGCATTTGGTAATCACTCATACTACAACTCCTTGACAAATAATTAAAAAATAAACAGGAGATTGCATCATGGCTTGTTCTTCTTGTGGCAAATCGAGATTAGAATTCTTGAAAAGTGTTCTACAAAGATTAGAAGCTGGCGAGATTGTCAAAAGCAATAAACGTTTCAGTGACTTGGCCTTTAATGAAAATATTGAAGAATTGAAAAAAGAAATTATTTTCATTGAAAATCAAATCCTGGCTCAGGCACAGAAGTAGGTTCTTGTTTAATTGTTTGTAGTGTATAGCTCTTATAGCCGTGATGAGCCAAAATTATACGTGTGTCGGCCCATATATTACCACCTATAGATGTATAGCGTAAGCACCAGGCCCAATCTTCACTAAGTAACTTTCTATTGCCATTTTGGTCTTCAACCACCATCAATCCAAAGAAATCATAGGTTTTGTGACCAGCCTCTGGGTAATCTGATACGTAATGATGGTCAGGATAATTCTTAATCATTGTTTCAACAACGCTACGACGCATAGCCCAACAACCTGTACTTAGCCATATGCATTTGTTTAAATAATCTTTGGTAGGATGTTTTGTTGATGTTACCACGCTCGAACATCTTTGACTTTCATCTTTTAGCGAATACAGTCCACCAACAAATTCAACAGTTTCTAAATCTTCAATTAGTTTTTCTATTGTGTTGATTTGAAGTACTTCAATATCACTGTCGAACCAAAGTAGTATTTCACAATTAGTTTCTAAGAACTTTCTCAAACATGTATTTCGTGCTCTTGTTATAAGTGATTCGCCTATGATTGGTGAAAAATTTATTTGATGTTTCTTCGAAGCATATTGAATTGCATTATTTAGTGATAGGATACAGGTAATCGGAACTGTCGGCAAGGTTGGATATGCAAGAAAAACTGTACTCATATTAACTCCTTTATATAACACAAATTAAAACGAATGAAACGAATGCAAAAATAGAAAGAATATGTGTCAACTTATCCATACATATAAGTGCAAAGACAGAACAGCAAAGTGTATTAATTTGCAATAATTTGTACACGCCTGTATAACACATTGGATTACCAACAAGAAGTGTATCAAAATAATTTCTTAAAACTGCTGTGGCAAAAACAATAAACATAATATTCATGGCAACCAACAAGGCGTTCTTGAACTTTTTCATTTTCATTCTCCTAATTTACTAATTAAATAACGTGCAATGATTTCTGCATATACAGTTTCAGGTTTATATGTAACGCAAAATAGTTCTTCACCATCGGCATTTTTAAAAACAAAAGGATTTGTATTAGTATATGGCCTTGTATCATACTCGCAATGTATACCACTAAGCAACTTTTTTACAAACTCTTCATCAACTTTAACGGTAATATCACCTAATCTTATAAAATGCTTATTTTCTTCTTCATATATAAACGGTCTTTGAAAAACACTGTCAAATTCTTTTTCTTCAATCACTTCTGTTTCAACTTTTTTCTTTTGAATAATTTTCATTTCACTCTCCTTTTGTAAAACCTATATTATATTTCAAAGCTAATTTAGCACAATCCTTTATTTTTCTGAAGATTCTTTGACATATTTTGAATATTCTTTTAATAATTCTTTTTCAATTTGTTCTATATCGAGTTTTACTTTTTCTATATTGTGAATGTTTACTACATACTGTTCAAACACTTTTTTATAATTTTCTTTCAAGAATTCAAAAAACATATAAGAACCTTTGTGCGCACT